GCATAGAGTTTGTTGAAAGCTTTGATAATGTCGTGCTTTGTTTTGATAATGACAAGGCAGGTAGAGAAGCTTCGAGAAATGTTGCTCGTATCTTAAAACCCGGAAAGGTAAAGATAATGACTTTACCTAATGGCTACAAAGATGCCAATGACATGCTCAAACAAAAAGAATTTCAAGGCTTTACTAAAGCTTGGTGGGAAGCTAAGACTTATACACCATCAGGTATTATGGAATTGTCTAGTAAAAAAGATGACTGGCTTAATCGAGAAGTAAAGGAAAGTATTGCTTATCCTTGGGAAGGACTTAATAAGAAACTATATGGATTAAGACGAGGTGAGTTAGTGACTCTTACTGGTGGAACTGGACTGGGTAAGTCTTCAGTCACTAGAGAGCTTGAGCATTGGCTAATTAAAACTACTAAAGATAATGTAGGTATTATTGCTCTTGAAGAAAATTGGGTAAGAACTGCAGATGGTTTAATATCCATTGAAGCAAACGATAGACTATATCTCAATGAGAAACGAGATAGTTATTCCGAAGAAGATTTAAATGCTTTGTTCGATAAGGTAATACAGAAGAATAGAGTATTCATTCATTCACATTTAGGTGCGACAGACATTGATGAGATATTTGCGAAACTACGATACATGATTGTAGGTTGCGAGTGTAAATGGGTCGTGGTTGACCACTTACATATGCTTGTCAATGTCTTAACCGAAGGCGATGAACGAAGAGGTATTGATAACCTAATGAATAGACTGCGTAGTTTAGTTGAAGAAACGAATGTTGGTTTGATTCTAGTATCGCATTTAAGACGAGCTACAGGCGACAGAGGACACGAAAAAGGTGTAACTGTATCATTGAGTCACCTTAAAGGTTCACAAGGCATAGCACAGCTTTCTGATTGTGTTATTGCTTTAGAAAGAAATCAACAAGCTACTGACCCTAAAGAAGCTAATACTACTAAGGTTAGAGTATTGAAGTCTAGATACACTGGAGATACTGGATTGGCTTGTGCCTTACAGTATAATACTGAAACTGGTAGATTATTTGAAGTACATGCGGAGGACACATTTGACAATGAAGAAATTGGTTTTTGATATTGAAGCAGATGGATTAAATCCTACTAAGATTTGGTGCATTGTTGCCAAAGATTTAGATGAAGGTACTTGCCGTACTTTTAATCCTAATCAATTACTTGATGGGGTAGAGTATTTACAAAGTGCTGATGTTTTAATTGGACATAATATTATTGGCTATGATATTCCTGCTATAGAAAAAATAATGGATGTTAAGTTAAATGCTAAAGTCGTTGATACTTTAGTTATGTCTAGATTATTTCAACCCGTTAGAGAAAACGGACACAGTTTAAAAACTTGGGGGTACAGAATTAACTTTCATAAACAAGAACAACCTGATGACTTCGATAGTTATACACCACAGATGCTTGAGTATTGTGAACAAGATGTATTACTTAACGAAAAAGTTTATTACACTTTACTTAAAGAAGGAGTAGGCTTTAGTCAGGAAAGTATTGAGTTAGAAACTCAAGTAGCTAATATAATGAATCAACAAGAAAAGACTGGGTTTCTATTTGATTTAGAAAAAGCTACCATGCTTTTAGCACAGTTAAAATCTAGAATGGTAGAAGTAGAAGATGAAGTACAACGAACATTTAAACCTAAGTGGGTCGATGATAAACTTGTCACACCCTACATAAAGAAAGACGGCACGTTATCTAAACGTGGCATGACCGATGAAGAATATGAAAAGTGTTTAACTACTAAAAACTATGACCCATTTATGCGTAGAAAATTACAAGAGTTTAATCTTGGTAGTCGCAAACAAATTGGTGAATACTTAGTAGACTTTGGGTGGAAACCCGAAAGATTTACACCTACGGGTCAACCTATAGTTGATGAAGGTACACTTAAAAAGATAGAACACATCCAAGAAGCTCGGCTCATTGCCGAGTTTTTATTATTACAAAAGCGTATAGCTCAAATCTCCTCATGGATAGATGAACTACAAGGCGAAAGAGTGCATGGTAAAGTAATACCTAACGGTACAATTACTGGCAGGATGACTCATAGAAATCCTAACATGGCTCAAATCCCGGGAGTTTACAGTCCGTATGGAGAAGACTGTCGTGCTTGTTGGATTGTGCCAGAAGGTTATAAATTATTAGGTATTGATGCTAGTGGATTAGAACTTAGAATGTTAGCCCACTACATGAATGACGAAGAATATATTGACGAGGTTATTAATGGCGATATACACAAAACAAATCAAGAACTTGCAGGACTTGAATCTAGAGATAAAGCAAAAACTTTCATCTATGCACTTATCTACGGAGCTGGAGATGAAAAGCTTGGAACAGTGGTTGGAGGAAAAAGAGAAGATGGTAAGCGACTTAGAAAGCGTTTTCTTACCAACTTGCCATCACTTGAAACTCTTACGAACAGAGTTCGAGAAGCTTCGAGAAGAGGATTCTTAAAAGGTTTAGATGGTAGAAAGATTTATGTAAGGCATGAACATGCTGCTTTAAATACTTTACTACAAGGTGGAGGTGCGATAGCTATGAAAAAAGCTATGTGTATCTTTGATAATAAAATAAAATTAAATACACTTGATGCTAAGTTTGTTGCTAACATTCACGATGAATGGCAGATGCAAGTTAAAGAAGACATAGCAGAATTTACTGGTCTTATGGGTGTTGAATGTATTGAAGAAGCAGGAAAGCAGTTAGGCATGAGATGTGCTTTGACTGGCGAGTACAAGCTAGGAGGGAACTGGAGTGAAACCCACTAAGAAAGATAGAAAGAAGTTTGACCTTGATTTACAATACGGTTCTATCAGAGAAGATAGAATCGCAGAGATGTTAACCAACAAAAAGATTGAGGTTAAATCAGAAAGAGATATATGGGCAGGAACTAATAACATTTGTATTGAGTATGAATCATGGGGTAAACCCTCTGGTATTCGTGCTACTGAATCAGATTATTGGTTTCACAACCTCTGTATCGGAGATGAAGAATACTGTACTTTAGTTTTTAAGACTGAGGTACTTAAAAAGATTGTAGATAAATTAGATACTTTCAAGACTGTAAGTGGTGGAGACCATAATGCTAGTAGAATGTTCTTAGTTAATTTACCTAAATTATTTTCAACAGATGTAATAAAAGCATTTAAGGAGTTAGATGATGATACCAAAAAGTAATAAAAACGAAGAAGAGTTTGACTTAATCAAACCAGACAACTATAATAAGTTCACGTCTGAATCAGGTCATTGGTACACTCAAGAAGGAGAGCCGATGTACACTATCATTGGTGCTAATGGTAGGGAAAGAAATACCACATTAAGAGATGCAAAAACATTAGGCTTAGTACCTTCTGTCACAACGATTATTGGTATGATAGCTAAACCCTCTTTAGAAAACTGGAAAATAAATCAGGCTCTAAACTCAGCACTATCTTTAGAAAGATACGAGAATGAATCGCTTGATGAGTTTTCTGCTAGGTGTAAACACGACTCTAAAAAGATTAGTATTGAAGCTGCAGAACGAGGTACTAAAATACATGGCATGATTGAAAGAGGTTTCTTAGGTAAAGAAAAAACTAAACCATACGAAATTATTAAAGATTGGTTAGATGAAACTTTTCCTAAAGAAGATTGGATAGCAGAAGATTCTTTTTGTGCTACACAAGGCTATGGTGGTAAAGTTGATTTGTATTCTAAATCAGGAATATTTATTGACTTTAAAACTAAAGATAATTTAGAAGGCAAAGACCCTGCTAAATTAGTTTATGATGAACATGGTATGCAACTTTCAGCTTATGCTCAGGGTTGTGGTTTTAAGAAAGCAGAACGAATATCTATTTTTGTAGACCGAAAAGATACTGAAATTATTTTATATCATGTTTGGGATAAAGAATCACACACTAAACACTTAGGAATGTTTAATAATATTTTAGAGTATTGGAAACTTGCTAAGAACTACGACTCTACCGTAAAGAAAAATGGCAAGAAGAAAACCAAGAAAACCAAGACCTAAGAAAGAGGCAGGTATTCCTAGAGGCTATGACAGCCATTGGGAATACGAAATACATCAAAGATTATTTAATAAATGGCTGCATCATTACGATACAGTTAGTTATAATATTCCTAAAAAATACGAACCTGATTTTGTCAGAGTGTTTGATGACGAAAAGATTATCTTAATTGAAGCTAAGGGCAGATTTTGGGATTATGCAGAGTACAGTAAATACATTCACATTCGTGATGCTTTACCTGACAATGTTGAATTGGTTTTCTTTTTTCAAAAACCTTATGCTCCCATGCCTCAAGCTAAAAAAAGAAGAGACGGAACTAAAAGAACTCATGCTGAATGGGCAGAGGCTAATGACTTCCGTTGGTTTTATGAAGGCAATTTACCTGATGAATGGAAAGACAATGAATTATAAATTTGATGAAAAAGTTATTTTAAAAATGATAGAACATTATGTTGATGGTACTTATGATAAGCACTATTCACATGGAAAATATCAAGCTACTGACATGATACTTGATGCTGGTTATGGCGAAGGGTTTGCTATGGGCAACATTATGAAGTATGCCATGAGGTTTGGTAAAAAAGATGGTAAGAATATTGATGACTTACTAAAGATTATACACTATACAATGATAGCAATTTACATTTTAAGATTGGAGGAAAAGAATGGAAAAAAAGGGTGAACATCCTTATTTAGGAATAATTATAAACTATGACAGAGATAAAAAACTAGACAAGTTTAGTTTAGATACTCTTCAAGATAGATACTTATGGCAAAGTGAAACCTCGCCACAAGAAGCTTTTGCTAGAGCTTCAGTATTTGTTTCTACATTTAAAGAAGAAACCGACTTTGACATGGCTCAAAGAATTTATAACTATGTTTCTAATCTTTGGTTTATGTTTTCTACCCCTATTCTTTCTAATGGTGGTACAACTAGAGGATTACCTATCAGTTGTTTTCTTAATTATGTTCCTGATAATCGTGAAGGTTTATCTAGCCACTATGATGAAAACATTTGGTTAGCAAGTTCTGGTGGTGGTATTGGTGGTTATTGGGGCGATGTTAGAAGTGATGGTATACCTACAAGTAATGGTAGTAAATCTACTGGCTCAATACCATTTATGAAAGTAGTAGACTCGCAAATGTTAGCTTTTAATCAAGGGGTAACTAGACGAGGTAGTTATGCTGCTTACATGGATATATCACATCCGGAGATTGAAGAGTTCATGGTAATGAGAAAAGAATCTGGTGGTGATGTAAATAGAAAATGTTTGAACTTACATAATGGAGTTAATATAACTAATGCGTTCTTAAAAGCTGTAGAAGAAGATGACGATTGGCGATTGATTGACCCGAAAACAAATGAAGCTGTTAAGATTATAAAAGCTAGAGAACTCTGGTCTAAACTATTAGATGCTAGAGCAGAAACTGGAGAGCCTTACATTGTCAATATAGATAATTGTAATGATGCTTTACCACAAGGACAAAAAGATTTAGGTTTAGAGGTAAAACAAAGTAACTTATGTTCAGAAATAACCTTACCTACTAATGACGAAAGAACTGCAGTATGTTGTTTGTCAAGTGTTAACCTTGAACACTTTGATGAATGGTCTAAGGAAGAAAAATTTATTGATGATTTAGTCACTATGCTTGACAATGTACTAGAACACTTTATTGAAAACGCAGTCGATTTAAATTCACTTGGAGGTTACAATGCAAACTATGAAAGATTTAAAAAGCACATTAAAGAAGGCAAAGAAGGTTTTACAAAAGCTGCTTATTCAGCCTATCGTGAAAGGTCTATTGGTCTTGGAGCAATGGGTTTTCATTCTTATTTACAGAATCAAAACATTCCCTTTGAGGGAATCTTCTCGACTGGAATCAACTATAAATTATTTAAGTTCATCAAGGGAGCTGCTGTCAATGCATCTCGAAGACTTGCTGTACTACGGGGGGAAGCTCCTGATATTTCTAATTCTGGTCTTAGGAATTGTCATCTCCTTGCTGTTGCACCTAATGCTAGTTCCAGTATTATTTGTGGGGGAACTTCTCCATCCATCGAACCCGTCAGGGCTAACGTATTCACTCACAAAACGCTATCTGGAAGCTATAAAGTCAAAAACAAAAACCTCGAAAAACTCATTAACAAAAAAGTAACTGACCATAAAAAGCGTAAGAAAGTTTGGCAAGATATTAGTGATAATCGTGGGTCAATACAAGAGTTAAAGTTATTTACAAAAGAAGAAAAAGAAGTATTTAAAACTGCAGATGAGATAAATCAAATCTGGGTTGTCGAACATGCATATAAGCGACAAGAGTTTATATGTCAAAGTCAAAGTGTTAATTTATTTTTTATCTTACCTGACTCAACTCAGGACCAAGAACAACATAATGAATACTTACAATACGTTAGTGATGTTCATTGGTATGGTGCGAATAAATTAAAATCACTTTATTATTTTAGGTCTGATGCTGCTAAAGCTGCAGAGAATGTTAATATAAAAGTTCCACGAATAAAGTTAGATGATGTGGAATGTATTGCTTGTGAGGGATAAATGAGCTTATTAAAAACTAGAGATTACTACAAACCATTCGACTACAGTTGGATGTTTGAGTATTACGATTTACAAAACAGAATGCATTGGCATCCTATGTCAGTGCCACTACATACTGATGTAAAAGATTGGAATGAAAGATTAACTGATTCAGAAAAGAATCTTTTAGTTCAGATATTCAGATTGTTTACTCAGTCAGATGTAGATGTTGCTTCGGGTTATGTAGAAAAGTATATGCAACTTTTCAAACTTCCAGAAGCTAGAATGATGATGCTGTCCTTTGGCAATATGGAAGCAATTCATCAACATGCCTACAGTTTACTATTAGATACTGTTGGAATGCCTGAGATAGAGTACAAAGCTTTTGCTGAATACGAAGAAATGTCTGACAAACATGCGTACATTACAGACCTTAAAACTATTAAATCTGATAAGAAGACTATTGCTAAAGCTTTAGCCGTTTATTCAGCCTTTACGGAAGGCTTACAGCTATTCAGTAGCTTCGCTATACTAATGAACTTTCAAAGATTTGGTAAGATGAAAGGTATGTGTCAGATTGTGGCATACTCTATTAAAGATGAAAGCTTACATGTAGAAGCTATGACTAAATTATTTAGAGAATTTATCAAAGAAAATCTAGAAATCTGGACAGACGACTTTAAAAAAGAAATCTATCAGATATGTAGAGAGATGGTAAAACTTGAAGAAAAGTTTCTTGACTTAGTATTTGAGATGGGAGATATAGAAGGGCTAACCAAAGAGGAAATGTATGCGTATAACAAATACATTGCCGATAGGAGATTATTACAGTTAGGACTTAAACCTAACTTTAATCAAAAAGATAATCCTCTGACATGGTTAGACGATGTGTTGGGAGTTGAACATCAAAACTTTTTTGAAGGTAGAGCTACTTCATATCAGAAAGCTGGACTCAGAGGTGATTACGGACAATTAACCTTTGCAGGATTTAACAATGAAAACGAAACGAAATGAAGCACAACTTTTAGCTTATAGATTGCTGTATGACAAAAGTGGAAACCTTGTCACTGAAAGAACTAAAGTTGATATAGCGAAACTTAAAAAATATCTATCCCGACAAGACTATGAAAATCTTCGGGTTATCATAAGAGAAGCTACAGTTAAACTTGATGAAATACATAGTTATATTGAATCTTGTTTAAATGCCCGTGTTCAAAATACGGATTAAAAAGTTACAGTAGCATAAAACATACCACAAGCAACCCAAAACATTATGCATAGTACGCATACAGTTTCGTCTGTCCTCACTCTTTTACCTCCTGTGAAAAATAGTTAATTCTACCGAATAGACAAGCTATTCAGCACCTGATAAAGTTTTTATGAGTTAGTCTTTGCGTTGGTCTTTTTGACCGTCTGCTCTGGCTATTCGGCTAACGTCAGGGTCTAGACCCATTGCAGCTCTACACATGGCATCAATCCGAATCATATCATTATCCATTTGCCTGATTCTATCTATCAAGGCAACAATCATTTGATGCTGAGTATCTAATTTTTTATGAATGTCAGCCATCAAAAACTTTACTACTAGCCATACTAAATACCCCATACCAATAGCAGCTACCATAGGTATTCCTATTGTTTCTATTATGCCTATATAGTCTAATCCTTTCATCGCTTTACTAAGCTACCACCAAAATACATACCAATGATAGCCGATACTAAGTTTGTATCTAATTGAGTTATTACTAAGCCCTCAAATGTTATCCATTTAAATATCTCTACATCTTGTGTAAAGAATAAAAATCCGGGTTTAAATTGCGTATAACCAACTGTCACTGAAATATCTGGAGCAAAGACTGCAACTAATTTTGGCAGTACTACGATTGCAAAGATAGCAGTTAGTGCGATAATTCTTCTAGTCCATTGAAAGCCTACATTCTCTACATTACGAGCAGCAGCTACAGCTTTCATTTCAAACTCACCTCTAGAGATAAGTAGCTTTTGTTCTTCTGCTTTTGCCTTTCTACTTTCTGCCCAGATACTCATAACTCCACTAAGTACAGTAGAACCAAGCATGGTAATTATTTCAAAAGGAAAGCCCATTATTTTTCCTCTGGTTCAAAGTGTAAGCTTTTATTTAGTATTCCTTTTAATGAGTCTAGTAATACTTCAGGAATCTCTTCGACTTCTAAAAGCTGTTTAGGGCTTAGTTGTATCATATATAAATCCATTAAGTCTTCGTATATTTTTCTAAAATCTTCTCGCTTTATCCAAGGCATGTCATTACGAGTACGAGCTTTACAATCTACCTTGTAAGCTTCATCTAAATCTTTTTCTCTATATAGTATCATTTATTATAATAATTAACTGCTTCTAACATTTGTTGAGTAGTAGTTCCAGTTTTAAAATCTTGTTTACTTATTGCAATCGCTTTGTTAAAAATTTCTGGCTGTAAATAAAAATCTGCAAGTTCTTTTGTATTTTCAAATTTAATAATACCTCTCACAATATTAGGTATGTCTTCTTCAGTTACAATTTTTTTATTATTTACCATTCCTAAAACAAAATTATAATATTTTTCTGTAGGGTTTTTATCACTTGGAGGAGCATATCTATATATCATAGCTTTTAAATCTCCTTTACTATTTTTAATTTTACTTCTAGTATCTCTCATGATTGCACGAATACCGGCTTCTGGAGTATCAAATACCACAAAAGCTTTCATTCCTTCTTTTCTTCTTTTTTCGTTATAAACATTACCAGTTTCTCCTGCATATCCTTGACCTTCTTCTATATTTCCGGGATTGTTATATCTAACAGGTTCATTGTTTTTTTTATTAATCAAAGACTCAACAGTTGCTCCAACACCACCAGTAACTTTTTTCATTCTATTTTCTCTTGTAGGCATAACAAGATTGCTGATTATTTCAGATACTTCGTTAGCCTTCGCAATTCTTTCTTCTTTATCTTTACCTTCAAAGACTAAAAAATCTTTTTTTCTCATTGCTTCTTTAAGAGCAGCTTGATTTGATAGTTTTTTAAGTTTTCCATTTACTTCTCTAATTGTAGGAAATAAATATTCTTTACCGTCTACTTCCATAGAAGTTGTTAGTAAAGTATGTTTGCCTTTATATAATTCTCCTTCTGGTTCAGTAGCTCTTTTAAACCAAGACTTATCTTTAACCATATCTAAAACTGTATCTTCTACTAAATTTTCTGCACCACCTGTAAATTTTTTCTGTCTTCTTTGAAGTGTTGCTAATAACTTACCTTCTTCACTCAAGCCACTTCTGTTCTTTTCAGGCTGTGCAGTTGGTCCAGCTTCTAAGTCATAAGGTACACCAGTATTTTTATTTACTCTTTCTTCTGGTCTATCAGGAGCATTAGGAACATTAACTGAAGGTCCTCCAGTTCTATATCTCATTCTTCTATTAGATGAAGATTTTTTTTCTCCAAAAATAAATCCTTCTACTTTTTTATCTAGTTCTCTTCCTGCTGTTCGCCAAGCTTTTTGAGCATCTTTATCAAATAAACCCATAGCTCCATAAAAAGGTGTGTTAGAAGCTCCTATAGAAAAAATACCTTTTCTATATAAAATCATGTCAACTGCATCTGCAGGTAAAGGACCAGTTACTCCTTTAGCTAGTGAACCAATAGTTCCTGAACCATATTTATAATTTTGATTTATTCTTCTAGCATAATCAAAGAAAGCAAAGCCTCCCCATCTTGCCCAAGCATCTGCTATTATTTCACCTTCTGTTTTTGGTCTACCAGTTTGATAGTCCACAAAAGAAGTACCTTCACTTCTTAAATAATTACCTAATACGGCTACTGAAGTCATAGCTAAAGTAGCCCCTAGAACTTTAGGAGAAGCAGACATCGGGTATTTAAAACTTTCATTTACAAACCTTTTCATTACAATGTTATTAAATGCAGTCGGATAACCAGCAAATTGAAATAGTAGTTTCCCTGCGGGGCTACTAAACATTAATGGTTTATTTGCTGCTGCAACAGAAGGGTTAAGAATAACCTCGTTAACAAATCTTCCTGCTCCGGGTAAATATTTCTCAGAATAAAAATCTAATTGTTGAGATAAATTTACATCAAATTCTTTATTTTCATTTAAAGATTGACGATACCAATTAATTGCATCTTGTTCGTCAATACCTAATTCATTTAATTGTCCTGTTAAATAATCTTTTTGATTTACTCCAGCGTTTCTAAAATTACCAGTAGATAAAGTTGTTGCTCCAATAGAATCTTCATAAAGCTTTTGAGCATTTCGTCTAATAATTTTTTGCCCTGTTACAAAAGAAGCTGCTTGAACTGATTGTGTCCATTGTGTAAGAAAGTTCATTTTAAAGAACATATTCTGTAAACCCTTAGCTCTTCTACCAGTTAAAGCATCACCACTTGCAAGTCTATCAAAACCATCAAGTGTTGCAGATTCTAAAGCTAAACCAACATCATAAAGCTCTTTCCAATAATCGTCATCCAAGTCTTTAAAAGTAACTTTTTTACCAGTGGCAACCGATTTTGCTCCTTGTATAGTTCTGTCTACAGTTTTTTGTATACCTTTAACAATAGACTTTCCTATTTCTGCTACGGCTGCAGGAGCATCTGTAACCCCTACTCTCGATAACATAATGATAGGTTCTGTTATACTTGAAATAACTGCTAAAGGTAAGTGAGCTACTTGTTGAGTTAATCTACCCCATTCAGAAATAGTTTGTAGTTTACCTCCACCTAAAGTAGTAGGTCTATCAACATCTAATCCTGTACTCTTACCATGCAAATCTCTAACTTTCTGTAAAATAGTTTGAATATCTTCACCATATTTTATTCTTTGTTCTGTACTTAAATTTGCAGGTAAATTATCATTTAATTCTTGTTCTATTTTTTGAATAATTTTTTCATCAAAGTCACCAAGAGTTAAACCAAATCTTTTAGTTCTTTCTATGGTCTGAGTTGTGCTAGTAAAGTAATCTGTTAAAACATCAGTAACATCTGTTTCTAAAAAGTTTACTAATTCGTCATCAGGTATTTTGGTAAACACTCGATGTTGCATATAGCCTTTTCCAGCACCAACACTTCCAGTAGGTCTAAATTCAAATGGAGTATGTCGCATTGCTAACATATTCTCAACTATTTCATTTGCTTTTAAATCAATAGCTTTTTCAGCTACTTCAGATTCTTTAGCTCCTCTTTGTATAGCCAAGTCTTCAAAACTATCAACACCATATTTTTGTTGTAATCCAAAAGCTTCTTGGTCAATAGTTCTGGCATCAGCAGGAATACCTAACTCAATAGTTCTTTCACCTTCTGGTTTATCTAATTCTAATTTATTATAATATTTTTGATATTTTTTTGTTTTTGTATTTATAGGTGTAGCATAACCATGTTTTTTTAATAAATCTTTAAATTGTGATTTATTTGCTTGTAATAAACCAAAAGAAAATATTCTTGGAAAATAATTTTGAACTCTGTTTTGTTTTCTAAAAATACCTACATCAACACCTTCATCAAAAGTATCATCTAATAATTTTTTTATACCTTTGTAAGCTTCTCTTACTTCATCAGAAATATCTAAAACTTCTTTATTGTATTCAAATTGTTTAGCTGTTCCTCTAGTTTGTAATAATTTAAGTAGAGCTGCATTGTCTTCTCTAGTAATTCTTGCTTGAAAAAAGTTTTCGTATCTAGAAGTCCTGCCTAATTTATTAAATATTTGTTCTAATGGATAATGTCTTTTACCAAAACCTAAAGCTATACCTTCATATAAAGATAAAGCTTCTTCGTTTGTTTTTTCTTTAAAACCAGAACCAAAAGTTGTACGACCATAATCATAACGGAGCTGTCTTAAAAAGTAATCTAAAGTTTTAGAAGACTTAGCAATAGTTAATAACGGAGTAGTAGCTTTACCAAAAAATCCTCCGATAGCTCTTTCCATTAATACTTTAGGACTGTTAAAGGTAGGCAAAACTGCATCGTAAGCTTGTTCTGTTTCTACTACTTGCTTTCTAGTTTTAGAGTCGGCAACTTTAATTTGCTCATCAGCATTATGTAAGATGTATGATTTTTTAAAATATTTACGACCATCTAATGCTCCAGATGTAAAACCTAATGCACCACCAAGCACTCCCCCTGTAGTAGTAACTGTTAATAACTCATTTAAATCAAGATTATTTCTTAGTCCTAAATTAATATCTAAGTCTTGATTGTAATAGTTATGTAAGCCTGACCAAGCAGCACCTTCTATTCCAGTTAATATTGCTGGTCTTGTACCTAACTTCGTAGCTTCTGAAAGACTGTATCTTTTAAGACCTTGTTTAATAGCTTGATTTATTGCAGTTTTAGCAGCAAAAGAAGCTCCTGCTGTAAAAGGAGCAGCTATTAAAGAAAGAATAGTTAATGGGTCTGCCATTACATCAACAAAACCATTTTTTAGTAAGCCAATCCACTCAGTAGGATTTTTTAAATTAGCTTTGCGAAAATTATTTTGTAGTCTAGCATAAGCTAGTTTTACATCATCTGGTGCATTCTTTGCTTTAAATGCTCTAGCAACTAAACTCGTAGTGCTTATTTCAGCATCTCTTAACCACTCAACAATCTCATCATTACTGCCAAAATATCCTAAAACTTTTTCGGCATCTCTAATAACTTCTTTATTATTTTCAAAGTCTGTAACACCATAATTAGGTTTTAGAGTTCTATAATCTAATTGAAAAGGTTGTTGATTAAAAGATGTAGTTTTAATTTTAGAATCATCAATAGTAAATAAATTTTTACTTTGATAATCTTTTAATAAAAAATTACCCTCACCACGATGATTAATTGGTTCATCTTGTAAAATTATCGGCTGTTTTTCAACAGGTTTATTCTCCTTTAAATTAGGAGTTTTAATATCAAATAAAGACATATTATATATTTCTTAAAAATTCTTGAACTTTTTCTGGACTAGCGTTTGCTTCCAAATCATATTTTTCAAATAATGTTTTTAGCCTTCTAGCACTTATAAAACTATTACCATTAGCATAGTCTTCTAATTGTTTTAAATCAAAAGCTTGTTGTTGTCTATCATTAAAGTTTATTAAACCTCTAATAAATGGAGGTATAGGAGTTCGTTTTAAAGCGAAATCTTGTTGCATAGTATCAGCTAAATTACCACCAGTAAATACTGCATCTATTAAACCTCTTATTTCAGGGTCTGAGTCTACTTCATTAACTAAAAGAAGTCTTTTGTAAATAGATTCTGCATCTGCTTTAGTCAATTCTCCAGCAGTGTATGTTAAACCTGCTGCTGCATCGTATACATAAGATACTCCTTGATTACTTTTAGTAGGAGCAATTAGTTGTTTTACAATTAATCTACGCTTGTCATTATCACTAAGCTTTGAATTATTAACATCATCTAAAGCTATAAAAAGTCTTTCTCTATCATCGACATCTTCAGTTTCGTCTAATTCTTCTTCTATATCATTTTCTGCATTAGCTGTAATAGTCTTAACAAATGTTTCGTCATCGCCTCCACCAGTTTTTTCAGCATCTTTTATTGTTCTATTTACACTCATGTTGTATAAATTATCAATACCTAATCTTTCTCTTTCATCTGTAGAAAGTGCTCCACTTCCAGAAATAACTTGAGAAGTACTTAAAGGTCTTACAAGAATTAAACCTTTTTCAATATCATTAGCATCTTTCATTCTTATATAACCATTTTTAGCTAAAAGAACATAAGCAGCATTTAAATAATCTGCATCTGATTTAGCAAAAGTATTGCCAACTCTTTCAGATTCAAATTTTAAACCGGTAGCAACATTAGTTACCATACCACCTAAAAAACTTCTAAAGTCTGAAATTCCTAGTGGAACATCTCTTTCAACTAATTTACCATCAACAATAGCTCTTTCACGATAAGTAATGTTTTCTTCAGCTACCATTGCATCATTTTTACCGAACCAAGTTTCTCTAAAAGTTCTTACCATTCCAAAAGGATTTACAGGTAGCTTACTGCCGTCAAATCTTGTTGGATTAGCTACATAATTTCCGTTTTCATCTAATTCACCATCTTCCCATTGAGCTAAAATACCTTCACGAGTAGTAAAAATATTTTTATAAAGTTCGCTTTGGTCATTTGTACCAAGTTGATTGATTGCAATACGAGAGTCTTTAGTAAAGTTTTTATAATCTTCTTCATTAAGGTTATTAACAGCACTTAAATAAGTAGTTAAATTATCATCAACTTTAACAATAGTGCTATTTAATTTAACAAACTTTTCAGACTCCTCATAAAATTTATTTATTTTATCTTGAATTGCACCGGCTTGTTTGTAAAGCATTGCAACATCAGCAGCTTCGTCATCACCAAATATAGCATTAACTCCTCGTCTAAATGGGTCAGATAATCCCACGTCTAAATTAATTGCAGCAGTTGCTTTGTCAAAATTAGCTTGAGACATTAAATAAGCATTACTTACATCATAGTTTTTTAAAATTCCAGAGTCTTTTATTTCATTATGAGTTTTTAAAATAAATTCAGCTTGTTTATTAATTCTTTCTTCATAAAGTTGTGCCATTTGATTTTTAAGAGTTGCAGGAACAAAACTATATTTAGGGTCATTAGGGTCAAATATGCCACTACCTAAAAATGTTTTACCTATTTCTGAATTAGCCATTAACTCTTCTGCTACAATTCTTGCTCCTGCTTCAGGACCATCTGCATAGTTTTCAATTCTATCGAAGGTACTTTTTAAACTTTCACTACGACTGTTAATTAATTTAGCTTTAGAATTATTAATACTGTTCATAAGTTCAGGACCACGCATTTGAAGTTCAATGCGTTCTTTTCTTCTTCTTTCTGGACCATCAAAAACAGTTTCTTGAACAAAAGGTTTTACAAAGCTTGATTTAAACCTGTCATCTCTTTCGTCATCAAAAGCATCTTTAACAAAATCTCTTCTAGCTTGATTAGCCTGTTGTACTCCTGCTGCTATTCCACTTAAATCTATTTCTCTTGCCATTACTCTGTCCTATCTAATAAATTATTATCTTCTGTTTCTGTTGGAGCTAATAAACTTGTATCAACTCTTTGTTCTGCTTCTGCCAAAATTTCTTTTGGTATATCACTTTTTTGAACTTTATTTTGATTTGATAACTGTCTTATTCTTTCCATATTATTTAATTCCATGATTTTATCATTTACATCTTTTTCGATAAACTCATCTATATCTGTATCATCGTCTTCGATTTTATATTCAATATTAGCCATTTCTCCAAGAGTCATAATAAAATATGCTGTTGATTCACCAATTAATAAACCTACATCTGGAGTAAATTTACCACTAATAAAACCAGTAAATATAAATAAACTTGTCAAGTCCATTACAGATATACCTTGACCTAATGCTGTAACTACATCTCCTGCTACTTCTGGAGTAGAAAGTAAAGTGTACATATAGTCTTGTGCTTCTCTAGGATTTGCAAACTGTGGTGGTTGCTCCCAAGGATAAGGTTTTTCTGGGTCATTTGTTAAAGAAGCTCCGGGAACATCTTGTCTTTCAGATAAGTGAGATGTTATAAACTCTAAATTTTCTGCCATGTTTTCTGAGTTTTTTACATCTGCTAAAGGTAATTTTTCTTCACCACGATTATCTGGTCTTTCAAAAAAATCACCGCCAGTAAATTCTTCAAGAGCTACATCATTTTTATCTAACTCATTTATTATTTCTAAAGCTGCACCACTTACTGTAGGATTAACAACTTTTCTTAACTTTTTATCTTTTTTTAACATAACTAAGCATATTGTATTTGAGGTATTTGGATTCCTCTCATAAGAGCCATATTGGTATGTCTTGCATAATCAAGAGAACCTGTACCATAATTTAAATTTTGTAACATACTGACATAAGTATTGCCAATAGTATCACCACCTATACCAGAAGCTTCATAGTCTATAGCACTTGGTAAAGCATAACTACCCATGTAACTACTAGCTTGTCCTCCACCAGTAGCTGTAAGGTCTTGTTCAAACTTTTCTCCTTTAATATCACCATGCATGACTAAATTATAAAGACTATTTCCAACAAGACTTCTTGCACCATCTATAACACCACCCTTTAAGCCTTCTTTTAAATCATTTAGAAACCCATATTTTTTACTCGTAGCACGACTTTTTGCAATTCTAACAGGACTAGATGTTATACTTGTTCCCGGAGTAGTTGAAAAACTTGCACTAGCTGCTGTTGATGTTGATGTTGTAGGAACAGTAAAAGTTCCTGTTGCAGGAGTAAAAGAACTTACAGTAGCAGAAAGAGGTGTAGTAGCAGTAAAAGTTCCAGTCGCAGGAGCACTCATTAGAACAGGTGTAGTAGTAGTAAAAGTTCCTGCTGCTGTACTAGCTGTAGATGCTAAACTCATTCCTCCTGTAGAAGTAGCTCCTCCTAATCCTCCAATAAATGTTCCTCCACCAGTTGTTGCTCCTGCTCCTAAAGTTGAACTAAAAGTAGTTGGGGCAGCAGCAGGTAAGCTTGAAATTGTCATTGGTGCTGTAGATAAAGCTGCAGATGATACGGCTGTTGGGGCAACTGGAGTAATAGCAGAGCCTCCAGCTAAAATACTACCACTTAAACCAAGACTTCCTCCGCTTCCTATTAATCCAGCAGTAGCTCCGGCAGCTCCAGTAAAACCTACAAATCCAGCTTTCATTAAAGCTCCAAATGCCGATGCACCTTTAAGACCTGTAGCAGCTAATATACCACCAGCCCCTGCTCCAGTAGCTCCAGCTACAGCAATAGCCCCCACTCCCGTAGCGATTGCAGCAATTAATAGTCCTGCCCGAATATATTTATTCTTCCATGCTTTTTTAGCAAGTTTAACGACACCCTTAAATACTTTTTTTTGTATTTTTACGACACCTTTAACGACCTTGCCAACACCTTTGACAACACCCTTAATTCCTTTTCCGATTGCTTTACCTAGTTTCTTTAAGAAGTCGCACCTCCTATGATATTGAATAGTCTGTTAGACTTGTTATTGTACTTTTAACTACTTTTAGCATACCATTCATAGCTGCATCATTTGCAAATTGATTAGCTGCAAAATCTGCAACTATTTGAGCTACTATGTCTTTATCTTTTCTAGCACCTGTAAATATATTATGTGCTTGGTCTCTCAAGTCTTGCCACAAAGCTTGTTGAGCTTGTGAAGTTAATGAAAAGTTTTGTTTAACTGCTTGTTCAGCAGCAGCATTAATAGCAGCAGTATCTGCAGTTGCTATTTGTCTTCGCCATTGAGCATTAGACTGAGCAATAGCTAAACTGTTTTTAGCATTAAACTCTCTTCTATTATTTTCTAATGCAGTATTAAATTGTTCTATTTGATTTTTTATTCCAGTATTAAATTTTTCTAAATCAAAACTTCTTTGTGAATCTCTAGCTGCAGCAGCATTTGCTTGTGAAGCATTAAACTGTTGAATAGCATTCATCTGTGTAGTATTAAATTTTTCAGTATCTGCTGCAAGAGTAGCCATAAACTGATTAACTTGATTTTCACTTGTAGCATTAAATTGTTTAGCAGCATTTTGAGCAGCAGCATTACTTAATGCAGCTTGTTGTGTTTGTTGAGCATTAAGTATGTTAGTTTGTTGTTCAGCATTTAAATTAGCCATATCCATTTGTAAAAATGCTTTAGCATTATTTATCTGTCTTTGTTGGTCAACAGTAGCTTGAGCTAAATTAGCTTGAGATAATAATGCAGCATTTTGAATAACAGCTTGTTGGTCATTATTAGATTCAACTAAACTTACAGTTTGTAAAAATTTACTATTAGCTAAAGCAGTTTGTTGGTCAGCACTAAACTGTGCTAAGTCTAATTTAAATACATTGTTTGCATTTGTAAGAGCAGTTTGCTGTCTAAACTCAGCATCTTTAATTGCTACTTGAGCTTCTGTAGCTCTTTCTTGAGCTAATGATGTTTGTATAGCTTGAGCATTACTTTGTGCTATTGGTAAAGCACTTTGAATAATTGTATTTAATAATGCATCTCTACCAACTGTAGAAGCTTCTAAACCTCTTTGAGCAAGAATAGCATCTACTTGTGCCATTGCAGGTCTTGCCCATGTTGGTACAGTTCCTTGTTCAATACCTGCTAAAAGAGTATTCATTTGTGTACTAACTAAAGCTTCTTCAGGTAGTCCAGCAACTAAACCTCTATCTTTATCTGTCAGATTCATTAATCTGTTTTCTAAAGCTGCAGGGTCATTACCAAGTTCTGCAATAGTTATTTCATCTATACCAGCATTTCTTAATTCTTCTTTTGCTCTAGTGACTCTTCTAACATCTAAACCATTTACTTGAGCAGCTTGAGCAACTGCTTCAGGAGACATTTGAGCAACTACTCTATCAGTTAATGCTCCTTCTTTAATATCTACATTAACACCAGTAATAGTAGGTACAGTACTAACATCTACTTTTTCTGCTACTGATTTATCACTAACAGTTCCTACCGCAGCTTGAGTAGGTTGAGTAGTTACAGTTTCAACCGCACCTATTTGTGCAGGAGCTACTTGTTGTGGTTGAGCAGCTTGAGTAGGTGCAGCAGTAGTAACTTGTTCTGGGGCTTGTACTTGTCCAGTTGTACCAGTTATAGTTTGTACTCCACCTAAATCTCCAGTTCCCGGCTCTAACTCTCCTCCTGTTACTTGACCTGTTAAAGTTTTAACTTGCATAGGAGTAGTTTGAATACCACGACCTGCTGCCTGTAATTCTAAATCTTTTCTTTTTCTATCTACATCTTCTGGTTTTAAAGTTCCTTCTGACATGGTAGTTCCTCCTATTGGTTGTCCAAGTATATTTGTTTTAGGTTCTCCTGCAGTTGTTCCAACATCTCCAACACCTATACTACTTTGTCCTTGTACGATTGTTGTATTATTACTTTGTGTTTGAGGAGTTACTAATTCTTGTCCTTGTGTAGCTTGTGCTGGTTCAAATATTGAAGGGTCAGGTGGTGCTTCAGGTTTAGGTGCAGGTGCATTTGTAGGTATTGATAGTCCACTAAAATCGACCCCAGATAAGTTTGGCACACCTCCTGCTAAAGCTGCGGAATATTGTTGACTAAAAGAAGGACCACCATAGCCACCACCAAAAACTTTTACTCTTTTACTATTACCAACAAGACCACCTTTGCGATAGTCTTGACGTTCTGAAGTAGTTCCTGCTCGTTTATATTTCTTTTTCATTTACTATTTTACCTTAATTCAAAGAGTTTGTCAAGCTTTTCATCTAATTTATCTAACCTATCTACTAAGTCTTTCATAACTGCTCTGGACTCATTTTTAGTAACATAGTCTCTAGCAATCTCTTCTCTAGTTTTATTTAACAAAATATCAATACGTTTATTTTCTTGAGCATTTTGTCGAATGTTATAAAGTATTGGAGCTAAAACTAATGTTATAAAAGCATTCCAAATTAAGTATGATGATAGTTCCATATTAATTATAAAATTTTATGTTAAAGTTTTTTCTAAATTTTTTTTCTTTTTCTATTTTTTTATAGAATTTTTTATTAATTTTTTTTATTTCTTTTTCTAAATTCATTATCTACTTGAAGCAAAAGCAAACCAGTTTTCAGGATTTTGAACTACTTTAACGTATGCTTTAGTTTGTTTTATTTCTAAAGTATTTTTATCATAAACAAGACCAAAAACCCAAACATGGTCATGTATTCTATTATCAGGCAAAGGAAATTTAAGATTATTTTTTTCACAATAGTCTTGCATTATATCGTATGTTGTTGAAAAAAAGACATCATATTCATCTGCTTCTGTGCCATCTTCCGAATATATTTTTGCAAAATATGCATCTATACAAGGTGGTAGCTGTGGTCTGAGAATAAAAGAATCTGGATGTTTTTGATAATTACTTACTGCATCTGAATCTTCTATTACTACTTTTAATAATCTTTCACCTGAATCAATATCATATTTGTGACCGTACCAAAATTTATAGGAATACAAATCTCGATGTGGAACTTTATATTCTTCTAATAATTTTTTATACTCAGTTTTATCATAATACATATAGTAAAGAGTAACTGTATTATGTGATTTATATGGTGGTCTTATTGTATGATTATCTAAATATTCACCAATAATAGTATGGTCATTTACATAAAAATCTTTTTCATTTGGAAATTTTTCTTCAATCTTTGTTACTAATTCAGTTACTTTATCAGCTTCATCTCCGACAACAGTTATATTATAATCTATCTTTACTTTTTCTTTATCAACAAAAACTTCATCCCACATAGCAGTATCAAAAGGCACTGTTGTTACACCGTCATTCCACCATTCTTCAGGAATATCTTTTCCTTTTTCTCCGTCTTTCCATACTCTAAGTAATCTTGTTGAATTTTCTTTAACTTTCCACATTTGACGTAAGTATTCAACATCTTCTTCTGCTACATAATTTCCATCTTCTTTTTGTATTATAAGTTCTTTACTGTCGTTTTTATTTAACTCCATATAATATTCAACATTAGTATGTGGTTCTTTTAAATACATAGTTAATCTATAAAAAGGATTATTGTTTTCATCAAAATCTAATCTAGCTCCAGATACTTTATTTTGTAAGGTATCTTCCATAGATTCTTCTTTTAATTTTATTTCACTCATATCTAATTTTAAAAACGACTAAAAACTATTGATGTAGTACCACTACCACTACCTAAAGTACTTGAATTTGCATAAGAACTACTCCATGTCCACGTATTATAATGTAAAGAAGTATCAGTACCACCACTAGCAGAACTAAAAGTTGCATCTGACCTGTTTAATGTAGTAGTACTACCACTACCAGAAACAGTTGCTGCCATTGTCTTAAATGCACCTGCATCTGTGTTAGCTATAGTAGCATTAGCTTTTTGCACTCTTAAATATAAACCTTGAAAACCGGGAGTTCCTATTGTATCTCCTGTAGTGTGATTTGTATTTATGGCTTTAATTGGGTTATTATCAAAATAATATGTGTCTTGGTCATCATCTAGACTTCCAAAAGAAAAGCTATAACTAAAATTAGTAGTAGCAAAACCCCTATAAATACTGCTATTAGTACCATAGTTAGGTCCTGTACCAGTAACAGTATGACTTCCCTGAGTCATTGAAATAGTCCAAGTTGGAATATTAGTAGCACCATAAAAGTTATTAAAATCTATAGTAGTTCCTAATGTATTATTAATAGTTTTGCCAGAAGCTTCAGTTATGTTTCTAATATCAGAATCATTTAAAGAACATGTAGTACCAGAAGTACCACCAACTTCAATGTGAATTTCATTTAAAGATAAAGCACCTGAAGTTGCTAAAGCCATTATTTACCCTCTAGTTCTTTTACTCTAGCTTCTAATTCTTTAATAGCCTCAACTAATAAACCTACTGTGTTGCCATAACGAATAGCTAAGTGTTTGTCCTCGTCATTATCTACATCAGAAGATTCATAAACTGCTTCTGGTAAAACTTTTTCTAAATCTTGTGCTATAAGTCCTGTACTAATTTTGCCATCTTTTTTGTAATTAAAAGTAACTCCTTTTAATTCTTTTACTTTATCAAGAGCATCAGGAATAACTTCAATATTTTCTTTTAGTCTTATATCTGATGTGCTTCCAAAAGCTGTAATATTACCATTACAAATTAATGCACCGGCATCTGACATATCTATTCTAACTGCTGTAATCGCTGAACCCCCATCATTTCCTGAAAGGAAAATGTCTAAATCAGAACCTACAGCTTGAAGGACTAAACCTGCACTATCTGGTTTTAGTTGACCTGTTTCTGTACCATTGTCCTGTAAAGATATAACACCACCATCGGCATCAAGGATAATATCTCCTGCAACATCAATAGTCATATCTCCAGAAGCATTTTCAATGTTTCCTGTGACTTTTACTCCACCTGATACAGTTGCAAACTTTTCTGAGTTATCGTAATAAATTTGAGTTCCTGCACTTATGGTTGATTTTAAGTAGTTATGTCCTAACGCACTTTGTATATCTACAGTATTTGTTCCTCTTAAAAATAATCCACCTGTTCCTTCATCTGCAATAATACTATTATTTCCATCATGATAAATTTGTAGGTCATCTCCTGCTCCAAGTTTTATTTTTGCACTGTCTGGTAAGTTTATGTGAGAGTTAAATGTTGCTTCTCCTGCCTCTGACATATCAAGAGTTAAAGCAGTAATTGTTGAGCCACCATCATTACCTTGTATTATTACATCTCCATCTGATATAACACTTTGAATAATTGCGTTATCTCCGCTTCTGCTTATAGAATAAAAATGAAGTCCATCATCTTTCATTTCTATATTTCCACCATCTGCATCAAGAACAATATCTGCTGCACAATCTATAGTTAAATCTCCAGAACTTAAATCTATTTCTGTACCATCTATAGTAATATTATCAATCGTAATACCACCATCAACATCTAATACTCCTGAACCATTTAAGGTAGCTTTTTCTGAACCGCCTACATCAAAACGTATAATATCTTCGTCAGAACTTTCTTCTACTTGAATTTTAGTATCGCCATCAGCATCAGCAATACTCGTAACTGCTGCACCTGATACTGTTAAATCAATAGTACCATCACTATCTTGATATGTTGCAGTAATACCTGTTTCAGTATTTGAACTAAACATTGCTCCAACAGTATCTTGTACAACTTCTGTTAAATCTATATTAGCTGTACCATCAAAAGATACACCATGAATAGTTCTAGCAGTTTCAAGAGCTGTAGCAGTAGCAGCATTGCCAGTAGTATCTTGATTTAATGTACCAACTGTAAAGTCTAAAGTACCGTCTGAATCTTCATAAGCTACTGTAATACCTGACTCAGTGTTAGAAGATACCATAGCTCCTACAGTATCTTGAATTACTTCAGAAAGGTCTATGTTAGCTGTACCATCAAAAGAAACTCCGTGTATTGTTCTAGCTGTTTCTAATGCTGTAGCTGTAGCTGCATTACCTGTAGTATCTTGGTTAAGTGTGCCAATTACAAAGTCTAAAGTATTGTCACTGTCGTCATAAGTAACAGCAATACCAGTTTCAGTATTACTTGTTACCATAGCTCCTACAGTATCAGAAATAGTTTCTGCTAAAGTAACTCCATTAATTGTTATAGCATCAGCTTCAAGTGTTCCATCTATATCTGCATCACCACTAATATCTAATGTAGCTGCATCGAGTTCACCTGTAATAGTAATATTTCTACCACCAGT